TTCATTTACTCCAGATTTATATAAATCTTCATCTAATTTTTTATTATCTAATTCAGATAAATCTACTTCATGTTCTTCTCCATTATGTATAAACTTATAATTACCCCCATACCCCAAAATACGTGCTGCTACCATAATAGCGTTTTTATCACCGATTAAAAGTTGGTTATAGTCAATTTTAGATACAATTAAAGATTTAATTAGTTTATCTATTACTGTTCCTTTTTGAATATAAGATTGATTAGTAAGAATATCTTCCTCACGAGCTGTCATGTACTTCATTTCAATAGTACCTTTAGCTAATTCAGAGTCTTTTGGGTAAAGTAAACCCTTTGATGGTAATTCAATTGTCTCTGTTGGGAGAGTAAATTTGCTCATAATTTTTATTTTGTATAACTTATTTGTCCTATATAAATATATCGGAATATAAAAAGCTTACCCGGGTAGGGCAAGCTTCTTTAAAAAATATTTATTTTTATACTAGTAATTTAGTATACAGTAATCTGGTTGAACAGTCATTTGGATTTCAACAGCGGCATCTGTTGCATCATATCCATAATCTCCAAAAGTAGCTTCAGTAATTAATGCTCCTTTTATTATCCACTCAGAAACAACATCTCCTACAGGACCAATAACATTAAATGTTAAGTCTTTCTTATAGAAATCAGAGTAACCATCTCTACCTGTAACTGATTCATGATGCAAACGAACCCATTCCATTACAGATTGTGCTCCTGAAGGTGTAATTGGATCAAATAATGTAAACTGTATAGTATTCCACTCAGTTTTTCCTTTTACATAACGTGAAACATTAATATGATTTAATTTTACACTTCCTTGTGTTAATGAAACAGCTCCTACTCCTTTAACCATAAATGAAGGAATACCATCAATGTACATGATGAACCTATTAGGTTGTTTTGGTTCAAAGGCTGTGAAAAATATTTCGTTTGGATCTAGTATTGCCATTTTATCTTCTTATTATATTTTATTATAAATATTTAATTTTTATTTTTTTATGCAGGAAACTCAGCTCCTGTTGGTAGTACAATAAAATCTAAACTAATAAATTCTGCTGTTTTAGTTGGTTGAATATAAATATTACCTACTAATTGATTTCTATCAATCACATCATCAGTATTGTTTGTATCATCCATAATTACTTTAAAAGCATATAATCCACCTTTTTGTTGAATTACTTCTAAAAATGGAGTAACTTCTGATAAGAATTTATTTCTAGTTGTTATTGTATTATTTTCAAATACTAAAGTATCAGCTATTTGTCCTATAAATGATTTTAAATCAATTAATAATCTTCTTACATTAATTCTATCTAAAGCAGATGCTCCTTTTTGTAATGTTTTTTGTCCAAATACTACTACTCCTTTTTTAGGAAATGTAGCTATTGGATTGATATTTCCATCATATAAAGATGCTTTATTAGCTTCTGTTAATTTTAATTTAGCTTGAAGTACTGTTGATAAACCACCTCTGCTAATTCCAGCTGGAGCATTCCAAGTATTGGCTATTCTATCATTAAAAGCATAAACTCCTGGTATCATTGTTGAAGCAGGTACAAATACAAGTTTTCCAGTTTCAGGATCTTGAACTCTTAACCATGGCCAATAAGTAGATGCATATGATGTATTTCTAGTAGCAGCTTGTGTTAAAGCATTAGCTAATGTAGCAGCATAATCAACAGTATCCATAACAAATATATTGTCACCTCTTTCTATTGTATTATTAATAATAGATGAAATTTGGGATGTGTGATTATCATTTGTTAATCCTGGAGTTGATAATACATTAAATTGGTAATTATTTACATTACCTAGTAGATTAATCATATTATCATAATCAGTTCCAATTAAACCTTGTGTTTGAGTATTAATATCTTTATAAAAATTAGCTCCACCTATTGAAGGATTATTATCACCAATGGCAGTACCAAATGATCCACTTTTTCCACTTACTGGAAGGGAAGATGTGAATGCTGTTTTGGCATTACCGGAATTGTCAAAATAATCAAGTGTTGGAGAATCTACAGATTTTACTCTAACTAATCGAGAAAAATTAGGAAAATCACCAGATGTTATGTCAATTTGATTTGTTGATGAGTCATAAGCTAAAACTTGATCTCCAATTGTTTTACTAATATAATTTGATGAGTTTGGATCTAATGATACACCATTAAAAGTTTCAAGAATAATTTTATCATCTCTTTTATCATTACCTTGTCTAACAACAACATTAAATGTACCTTTATCAGTATTAGTACCTGTAATTTCCCATCTAATGTTATCTTTAGTTCCATTAACTAATGTTCCATCAGAATTATGTGTACCATCACTATTCATAATAATACCTTCAGATAAAGTTTCTAAAGTAAAAGCATTAGAGGTTCCTACCCCATTTACTCCTCCAAATAATGTTAATACATCACTAAATGTTGTTCCTGAACCTGTATCTACAGTGATAGAATTTCCAGCAATTCCTGCTGCTGAGGCTGTCAGTTGAATAGCTGTTGTAGCATCAGTAGCATTTACTCCTATATTTACAGCATCAATTTTAGCTACTAAATTATCTAAATAAGTTGCTGTTGATGAGCCGGTTGATAAGAAAAATAATGGATTATTATCTACTGGTAAACCACCAACAGGATCTGCTGCTATAAATCTAAATTCAGTACTACCCACTGTGATTTGAAACTCATCATCAACAGTTCGACCAAATGTACCAGCTATTGTTAATGATCCTGTTGCTTGTACTCCTCCTGTTATATTTTGATTATTAAGAATTATAGAAGAAGTAGCAGGTGTAAATGAACCACTAGTTACTCTAGTTACTAAAAGAGAATCTCCACCTTCTGTAAAATAGTTATAAGCTGAAATTGAAGTTAAGTAAGAATAAGAATCACTTCCACTAGTAAGAGATCCACCAAATTTATTTTTAAAATCTGAGTAAGAAGTTACTACTGTTGGAATTTCAACAGGTCCTTTAACTGTTGGGCCTATTATAGCTGCTCCAGCAGAAACAGGAGTAGGAGTAATAAAACTATTATCTATTTCATTAAGTTTTACTCCTGGAGATGAGGAAAAATTTGCCATTTTATTATTTGGATTTTTATTTTGTTATAAATATAGTATTTTTTAGCTAAAATCTGCTCCTGTTGAAGTGATATTAAAGTTTAAAGAAATAAATTCAGCGGTTTTTGTTGGTTTTAAGAAAATAGCTCCTATTAATTGATTATTATCTATAACATCAGGAGTATTATTAGTTTCATCCATGATTACTTTAAAATCTGTTAGACCTTGTCTTTGTTGAATTGAAGCTAATAAAGGATTTACTTGAGCTAAGAAATTTTCTCTAGTTGTAGTTGTATTTTGTTCAAATACTAAATTTTCAGCTAAATTACCTATTTGAGTTTTTAATTCTATAAGTAATCTTCTTACATTTACTCTATCAGTAGCACTTTTCTTTTTCTTTAATGTTTTTTGCCCAAATACAGTTACTCCTACAGTAGGTATAGTTGCTAAAGGATTAACATTAGCTTTATACAAATCATCACGTTGTGTTTTTGTTAATTTTCTTTCAGCTCTAAAAACTGTAGGCATTATTCCTCTATTTGTTCCAGCAGGAGCAAACCATACATCAGTTGCTCCATCATTAAAAGCAAATACTGATGGGATTAGAGTTGAAGCAGGAACAAATACTTGTTGACCAGTAGATGGATCTGCTGTTTGAACCCAAGGCCAATAAGCAGCAGCATATGAATTATTTATAGTTTTAGCTTCTGTTGTTACTTCAAGTAATGTAGATTGGTAATCTTCTAAATCTATAATAGCTAAAGTATCTCCTCTTTGTTGGCTATTAGCCATTAAAGAACTTATATTTGAAGCATGTGATGCAAAATCTTTAATTAATCCTGGTACTGTTATATAGCTATATTTAAATTCTTCTTTATTACCTAATAATGTTATAGCGTTAGTGTAATCATCAGCTACTAATCCTTGAGTAGATGTATTTGTTATAGTTTCATAATATTTTCCTTCAGTGGTAGGTATATTTGAACCTACAGCTCCTTCAAAACTTCCAGATGATGCAATTGGAACAGATCCAGTAAATTC